GCCAAGGTGGCTACGAAAATGAATACTTTTTTCATCGTAGTTCCTAAACCATTTAAAGTCTCCATCCACCACTATCGTCCTATTCTGGTTCCGAAGGCCAATCCCCGCCACTCCCATCTGGGGCCGCTGACGCTAAATTAGGCCAGTTTGAATGCGTGGGAATATCTCGTAACGCTTGTCGATAAGTAGACCAATCAGCATCAAGTGTCGTGCTGGTTTCCTGCGATTTAATCACCATCCAATCAGACTCAGCCAGAAGCGCATCTCTTTGTGCTCTGTTGTTGACTGCTGCTGTTGCGTTATTTGCTGCCACTACCGCTGCTTGTTCCTCACTCGTCATGTTAGTCACACGGCGGGTATAGACCTTGCCATCTGACAGGTACGGCGTAACACTTTCATTCTTTTGAGTAGCCGCATCAAAGGCTAGAAAGGTTACAACTTCAGCGCACTCATTAAGCGTTAACCATCCCTCATCAGGGCCACTTTTTGGGAAGCTGGTGTTGGGATACAAAATTCTACAATCTGCAATATCCCCAATATTTGAACCATCCAGTTGTGCTATTTTCATCATTATTCTTGTCCTCTGTTCGGGAATTCTTCTGTTGGCGCGGTGAAGTTGCCGGTGTAACGGGCAAACCTACTGACTCTGATTTCGTCTATGTAGCCATTAAAGTCACCACCAGCAGTACCATAACTGCCGATTCTTGGTCTGGGTGCTCCGCTGTTTGCAGTAATGTCATCACCCCAAGTCACAGGAGTGCCTTCTGACGTTCCATCTATATATAAATTCATAGTTCCTGAATTGCGAACCATCGCCACATGATGCCAAGCTCCGTCTGTCACAACAGTGCTACTGTACATCTGCAAACCGTTATTCTGTACACCTACTTTTCCTTCATTTCCGCTAGACGTTACAAGGAGTAACATAACATTACTCGCATCATTACCAGACGGGCCATCATTCAAATAAATTCTGCGATCATAAGAATCCGCAGAAGGATCAGAAGTATAGAGAAAGAGTTCTACCGTAAAGTCACTTGTGCCAAAGTTAAAGGCAGAATTACCGGGAATATCAACCCAGTCGCCACTTCCATCTAAAGCCAAAGAAGAAGTCCCAAACTTAGCCTGAGTTGTGCTGGTGTCGGCATTATCGATCAACGTCATATTATTCTGCGCCGCACTATCAATTACTTGCCCGTCAGCCATGTTGAGCAGGAGAACGGTATTGGTGATTGCGGTGGGTGGTGCTGTTGGAACAGTACAAGTGCTGGAGGTAGGGTCATAGACTGCTGTGCCTTTGACAATGCGGAAGCCGCTTATATAACCATCCATATCATATGATCCTGAAGTGTCATAAGCTCCAAGTTGAATGTTACTCAATGATCCTGCCCCAGATGGAGCCTCAAAAGAGCCGCTTGCGTCAGTAACAGCCTGAAGTCTTGCCCCATTAAAAAAAACTGACATATTAGACCCTGATCTTGTTATCGCAAAATGGCTCCACTGATTGCGTAAATTCGTGGTATTTATACCAATAACCTCACTCCCCCCCTGACTATAAAAAATATAGAAATTTATTAAAATGTTCTGGTAAATATAAACAGTCAGCATATCTCCACCTGCCAACATATAAGTGGAGCTGCCTACACCGTAGCCACCTTCAGGGTAAACCCAACCCTCTATTGTGAAAGCCCCAGTGCCAAAATAAAAATCACTATCGGAATCGCCTGAAGCATCAAGGTAAATGACATCATTAGTGTCATCAAAATGCCCACTCGCCCCATTGACCGCTGAGTCATATACCTTGCTGGTCAGGAACGGGGTAAAGGCTGATGCTACGGGGTCTGTTGTCCCATTATGGGTTGTCGTTATCGTGTGGGCTGACGCAGAATTATCTATAAACCTGTTGCTTTGACAAGTTAATAGTTTGGTATTTGTAATTGCCGTGAGTGCTGATGTTGGGACGGTAATCGAAGTCCCAGAATAAACTGCCGTGCCATTTACTATCCTGACATTAGAAATATGACCATTAAATTGATAGTGAGTCGAAGAAGAAGGAGAGACAGCATCCCCGATAGCTATATCATAAGCGACGAAGCTGCTTGTCCCTGTGGCAGTCGCGGTTCTAGTCCCGTCATAATAAAAACTAGCAGTTCCAGAGGCTCGTGATATTGCAACGTGATGCCACACGCCTACCGTAACGTCATCAGTAATTCTTTGGTCAATATCAACTCCCGCGCCGGTATTATGATCCTTCCATTCTAAATGCCCTGAGCTTGTTACGTATAGCAGTGGATCATATCCCGATCCTTGCATAATAATGTAATTAGACCGTGTGACAGGCATAGTTAAGAAGAAAAAACATTCCCAAGTGAAATCAGCTGTACCGTAAGCAAAATCAGAACTAGAACTAATCTCAAGGGCAACCTCATTAGTAAAGTAAGTTGACCACTCACCATCTACTCTGGAGAAAGGGCCAAAGGTTCCTTGAGAGGGGGTTCCTACGGTAGTTATTGTATGGTTGCTGGCTGACCCATCATCATAAACAATATTGGTGCCGTTGTTAGAGCCGTCGAAGTGGCTTAGAAAACTGACGTTATCAAACTCATCGTCAACAGGCACATCAACTGCACCACTGCCTATCAATATTTTAGACGCACCACTCATTAGGACATGTCCTGACCACCAGTAAAGGCGTAATAAGTTGTCCCCGCATCTACTGTATAGAAGACGAATATATCAACGTCATCATCTCCTGTTGAGAGCGTAGGCGCTTCATCACCCGCCCACTTGATACTCGAATGCCATGTGATTACTCTGGCGGTACTTCCTTGGATGACCCGTAATGTTGCAAAGCTGGCCTTACCGCTTGCCGCAGGGTTGGCAAAAGAAACAGTAGTCGCTTCTGTCAGATCGTGGCTGAAGTTGTTACCTAGTTGGAGATTCAAAGACACTGCATTGGAGCTTGAAGTAACGGCGGTGTACTCTTCTGAGATACCCGCATCGAAAGTTACAACTTGGTTCTCATCAATATGAATCGCCGGGGTAGTGCCTACAGCAGACCCTAGACCAATTATTAAGTCATCAGCCGAGTCATCGAGTCCTACATAAAAGTCTTGGGCATTACCGTCAAAGACAATTTTAGTGTCAATGGCTGCACCATCACCTATGGTGACCGAGTCATCTGTAAGGGTAAGAATACTGTTAGTGCCAACCGTAGAACCGTCACCGATAACCAGTTTGTCTGCGGAATCATCCAGACCGATGTAAAAGTCCTTGGCATTACCGTCAAAGACCACCTTGGTATCAATCGCTGCGCCATCTCCTATCGTCACAGAATCATCGGTAATTGTGAGGATGTTATTAGTGCCAACCGTAGAGCCTTCGCCAATAACCAGTGTATCTGCGGAATCGTCTAGGCCGATATAAAAGTCTTTAGCGTTGCCATCATAAACGATAGCCGTATCAGCCGCCGCACCATCCCCTAGCGTAACAGTATCGTCAGTGATCGTAAGAATGTTATTAGTGCCGACAGTAGAGCCTTCTCCGATAACTAATTTGTCGGCTGAGTCATCCAGACCGATGTAAAAGTCCTTAGCATTACCGTCATAAACGATAGCCGTATCAACAGCGGCACCATCCCCTAATGTAACCGTGTCATCCGTTATCGTAAGGATGTTATTAGTCCCAACGGTAGAGCCTTCTCCGATAACCAGCTTATCGGCTGAATCATCCAGACCCACATAAAAATCTTTAGCGTTGCCATCAAAGACTAACTTGGTATCTTCCGCCGCTGCGTCCCCGATAGTAATCGTTGTTCCCGCGACAGTTAACGTATCTGTAATGCTTAAATCAGTCAGGGCATCAATCACATCTGCACCTGAACCAGCCCCATCGGAATACACTACAGCGGTGCGACCACTGGCTATCGTGACGTTGTCACCACTCCCCTGACTAATAACAATTGATTGAGAGCCAGAGGTTGCATTCTCTATAATCCAAACCTTCTTTACAGTATTTGGGCCTAGCGTGATCGTGCAGGTAGAGTCCAATGTACCTGTGTACTTGAGCATTAACGCTCTGCCTTCATCGGCTGAACCATCTGCAATGGTGGTGGTATGGGTATCGGCGTTAGTCGTGATCGCCTCTGTTCCATAGCCTAACGCCTGACCTATCAACTCTAGGTTGGTATTAGTGCTTGTGCCCCACGTTCCCGATTCATCCCCAGTAGCGATCTCTTTTAATCGTAGGTTGTTAACATAGGTAGCCATGCTTGTTCCTCTTAACTTGTTAACAGCAAAACTATGCTGCTATATCTGTCCAGTTTGGTGTTTGTGATGTACTGATCTCTGACCAGTTTGGTGTCTGAGATGTGACGACAACGCTCCAGACGTTTACCCCGCCGGAGGATACAGTGACCGATACGCCTGTAACTCCTACCGATATGCCGCCGCCAGCGGTTTCTGTGGTATTGCCTGCCGTTGCAGTGACAGAGTTTCCGGTGACGGTGACGGTAACCCCTGTCCCCTCTCCGATAGTAACGCTGCCAACCGCAGAAGTACCCGCTAAACCTGTAACAGTTACGGTGACCCCAGCGCCTTCAACAACGGTAACTGATCCGACAGAGCCAGTGAGTCCTGTAAACCCTACATCTTCGCCCCAGCCGCCACTTCCCCAGCTTTGGGTAATGCTGTTCCAGCCCTCAAAGCTAACATTAACGTCAGCCATGTTCAGGCAATCCTGATAATCGCACTACTCGAATCAGCGGTTGGGAAGGTGATGGTAAAGTCCCCGCTGGATGAAGCCTTATCAGAACCAAAATCCAGCACTAAAACGGCCCTATTTGCCGATCCTGCCGCAGTGGAAGAATTATAAATCACCGCTCCTCTTGCGGTAACGCTGGAGCTTGACCAAGTTACATCAGCAAAGTCTGTTAGCGCAGTGGTGCTGGAGGTCGTCGGTGTAACATTGGTGAGTGCCGCTCCTCCCGAGCTATACCCAGTACCGCTGGCTTCATTAGTACCGCTATAGGCAGTGGTGCTTGCCCCCAGAGATGCGCTGCTCGTATATAGGGCAACCTTAAACGCATTGCCAGATCCCGTAGTGGTGGTTGTGCCGCCGCCACTACCGCTAGTAAAGTTGTGTATGCCTTGCAATAGTTCCTGCTTGAAACTCGTGCAGACAGCTTGTGTAATCGCCATTACATTTTCCTCAAAATTTCTGCCATATCAAAATAGTCAGACTGCTCAAGCTCAGCAATCGCTGTTGTCTTGCTGCTTTTGACCGCCTCTTCCATGTAATACTGTATTACACGGAACACCTCCGCCTTAAAGGCATTTGCCTGCTCCGTAATAGCCGGATGGCTTTGGGAACCAACGCTGATAATAGTGTTCGTGGCTCTTTCAGCCCAGTGGTCTATTGAAAGGCCGCTATTATTTGTTGTTACCACAGTAACATTTCCAGCTTCAGATTTAGAAAACTCGATCATCACATCCTCGATTGCCTGACAGAGCCAGACCTATAACTATCTGTGGTGTCGTAGCCTTCTCCCAGTGCTTTAAGCTTAGCTAGAGCATCCTCGTATCTCACCGCATAAAATTGCATCAGGTCAGCCTCTCCCTTCAGGAAGGTGTAAGCCTCAACCAAGCAACCATACAATAATGTGCTTTCCGCATTATCTCCCAGCCAGCTTGTCCCCGCCGATGCAGTTGTAATTGATTCCGGCTTGTAAAAATAATGAAGCTCTGCCGTTAGATTAGCATTGGGGGTTGGTGCCAGAATAAAGCTGTCTGCATCAAACAATCCATAATACTTTGGTATCCCAGTCGTTGAGCTAGACGGGTAGGCTTCTCGGATAAAATTAACATCCTTAAAGAGCAAAAACTCATACCCGCTGTTATCGACAGCCAAAGAATATGGGGCCAGAAAATCTAACGGGGCTGTCAGGTATGGGGTTCCGCTCGTCGTGGTGCCAGTAGAGTTTCTCTTAAAGTCTGGAAGTTGTACGGACTTGAGTATTCTGTCTTCTGCCTGCGTAATAATGACCGGCAAATTACTGACAAAGGTTGTCTCGGTAGACTCTAAATAATCTTGCAGCGCATTTTTAAGTGTTGTGAATGTCCAAGCCATAACTCATTTGCCTTTCAAGAAAGCTACTGACTGTTTAATAAGAGCGTCTTTGGTCTCCCTGCGATCTAACTCAAGGCCATGCTTACGCATTTCTTTTTCCAGTTCTGCTTTAGTTAGAAGCTCAAGATCAACCTTAAAGGGTATTTTTAGTTTAGCTGCTTTCTTTTTAATGACCGTTTTTTTAGGAGCCGAGGGGGCTTTTTCCTTTGCGGCAGGCTGCATCTCAGCCAATCTTTTTTCTGCTTGCCGTTTAGTCATTGAGTCAAAAACAACAATGTCATATTCACCGTATACACCGTATTCACCGTCTTTGTATTTAGAACCTATCTGATATACAGGATCTCCCGAAGAAAAATTCCCGTTTTGAAAAATTTCTAACTTTGCCATGACAAATGTTCTCCTTAACTTGTGGTTACCGTCACCCTGCCTGACTTTGCCTCGATATCCAGACCAACCGTCACACTGCCGAAGGCTATGTCACCACCCCCTACAGGGTTCCAAGCAAAAAGTTCTCGGCTCTCAGCCTGCGCTCTATCGGGTCTGGGATCTCTCAAGGCTCTGGGGTCATCAACCTTAACCTTGCCCAACTGCAACTGGGGCTGGTCACGGTCAACAACATCTTTCCCGACTCGAA